GAGCCTCAAAGTCCTTGCGCTCCATGTCCTGCGCTTCCATCGACTTGCCGACATTTTGCAGCATATTGTGCAATTGATCCAGTTCTGCCGCCATTGCTTGCATTTGCTGATTAGCCGCTTGCAAAGCCGGATTTTCGTCAGCCTCTTGCATAAGTTTAGGGTCAATCGTCTTGGCAAAGCGTTTTGCCATTTCCTGCGCCCCAGGCCAGTCCATGTTCTTAACAAACAAGTCGCCAGCCACGGCCCACAACTGCGGGTTACCTTGCAGTAGCTGCGCCATTGCCTCAAGCGCCTCTTGGCGCTTGGTAGCATAACCCGGACCAGTTGCAACCACTACGTCGTACTTGCCAACAGACGGGTTGTAGATCTTGTCGATCACAATGCCATCTTGGTTCTGGATCTTACGCACCGGTTCGGCCTGAGTCGGGTCAATCTTGACCATCTTCGTCTCGCCATCAATCCCGATAATGCGGGCGATGCGCTGCGTGTCGTAAATCTTGGGGATCATGTCAACTAACTGCCGACCAACGTACCGAACAGCCCGTGCTAAGTTGTCTTGGTAGTGGTAAGTGCCAACATCACCCTCACGCTGGCGGGCCAAAATAGCCCTGCCGGAACGCTCGTTGGAACTCATCCCCAAAGAGGCGTTGTACTGCCCCGTTGCAGACTTGATGTCCTCGGAAGCACCAACTTTAGCTTGCAACAAGCCAGATGACGCCATTGGCGGCTGCGCACGTTGGGGCAGCGGCAATGACGCGCCTTGGCCGTCCGTTACATCCGGGTTGACCTCCAAATAAGGCCAGTTATTCGTGTTTGCGGTCTTCCACTGGGTCTCATACCCTTCAAACTGACCGCCATAACCAATAAATGGGGCCTTTGGAGCCAGCGCAAGCATCTCTGCCTCTTGGCTAGTCCAGTAGTTGTACATCCGTTGGGCGTCTTTAGCGTTACGCACCAGCCCGCTAATGTAAATCCGACCCTCAACCTCGTATTCGTTGCCAATCACCCGCACAACAGGGATGCAACTACCGGCCCATTCCTGCTTTTCAAGGATTTCGTAGCCGTTAATCTTTGTCCAGCAAATCTTCTTACGATCCGCTTGGCGTGACTTCTTCGGTTTGCCGTAAACCGCCCGCAACTCTTTGTCTTCCGGCGTTCCTTGAAACGCAGTCACATTACCGGGGTACAAATTCAACGTCTGCGTGTCGTATTCGCAATAAAAATACTCAGCAATACGGATCGTGTCCGTATTTAGCCACTGGCTCAGGTTCTGATCTCCTACACCCAGCGTCTCAAGGGTAGACAAGGGCGATGCGTTAGGAAACAACCGTGCGTATTCGGCTTTAGACAAATCCTCGGTGATAAAACACCACTCGGCATCACTGCCGCACGGGTCTTGAATCAACGGGTCCATGTAAACTGAGAAGCTGTTCCTTACGCGAGCGATCTTAATGTCTTGGTCAAACGTATTGTCGTCGCAATACTCGGTCAAAATCCGAATATAACCCTCGCCATACGCAACCTGGTTCTCGCAAGCCGTATCGTAGGCCACATCGGCATCTGAAATGTACTCAATATGCCGGATCATTCCGTTGAAAATCTCGGCAACCTCAACGTCCGCGCTATCATCCACAGGAATGACCTTGACGCTAGGCCGATTTTGACGCTGATCGTTCGTAATCTGATGTACGTGCTGCGGCAGCTTGTTAATCGTCAAGCATGGCCGTGCGTTAATCGTCTGACCCTGCACCGCACCACGGGTCGCCAGCACATCTGCTGGCCATTGCCATTGGTTATCTGGGCTACCCGCGTAGAAACGCAGGTCATCTAACTCATCCTCTCGACTTTCAGAATACGCCGAGATTGCCATTGACAGGCGATCCCGTGCCGTTGACAGTACATCCGAGTCGCTCTTGAGTGGTTTGCCACCCAGTGCGACGTTGCCAACAGCGTTAATACCAGTGTAGTCAGCCATTAACACTTCCAGCGTTTAAGTGACGCCTTAGCCCGCTCCGCATCGCCTTTGGCGTGGGCTACAACCCCTTCCATTCTAGCGCAAAAGCTAGACTTCCTACCTTTATCGGCTTCCGTCTTGGGATTGGGCGCTGGTGCTTTCAAATTACTACCAGTTTCTCGATTGTACTTCTCGCGCCCCTTCTCGGTCAGCCCAGCACCCTGTTTAACTGGCAACTTCTCGCCACGCCCAACCGATAGCGATACGTTTTTCTTCATTTCTTTTTAGCAGTCTTTGCAGACTCTTTAAAGTCTTTGGCGGTTGGCGCTCCGGCGGTTCCAGGTTTACGCATCTTCTCGCCAGAACCCGCTTTAATACGTTCCTGCTTTGCGTGAATATTAGCGTATAAGCCCTTCTTCATTTCTTTGCCGCCGCTCGTTTGGTTGCATATGCAATTGCGACTGCTTGCTTAACCGGCTTGCCAGCTTTAACTTCAGTCTTAATGTTTTCTTTAAATGCTTTTGCGCTAGTAGACTTTTTGAGCATTATGCACCCATCCAAGATCCGGCCATTGCGTCGCGATTCATCGTAATAGTACGGGGCCGTTCGACGTACTCACGGTGCGCTACAGGATAAGCAAAGGTCACCGCCAGCGCGTCGGCTGCGTCAGGTGATGCCAACCCTCTAGACTTCATCTCTTTCTTGCCTTCCAGAAAGATCGTACCCGCCGAGTTGGGCTTTTTCATCGGCCCAACCAGATCATCCTTGAGCATCTTGTCTTGCGGGATGCTGGCGGTTTTTAACCACTCACGCATCGCGCCCCACATCTCAGCCCGTTTGTTGCCCCACATTACGGGGTTCTTGGCTTTCCAACCAAAGTTCACCCCTCGCACCTTATACCGTTGCTCGGTTAATCTGTCAAGTATACCGTAGCCCAAACCACCTTCGTCTATTACAGTTAGCGTCGGTTTGTATTCGTCAATCGCGTCAATGACACGACCGACAATTGACATCGTATCTTCGCCCTTGTACCGCTTGATTGCTACAATGTCTCGGCCCCGGCGAACTACAATCACAGTTGAGTCCAGACCACCCCTTGCCGGATCGACCCCTATTACTATAGGCGCGGTCTCGTCTTTGTACTTAGGCCGTTTGAATGCGTCCTCGACAATCATCGGCGAGATGAACTGATCCTCACCCGCACTTGGGAAGTCACCGTACACCTCTACGCGCGCCTGGATAGAATCCTCGCCGTACTCCGCGATGATCTGCTCGTAGACCTGCTTGTCGGTCCCCTCGACCGTGCGCGCATCTATCTGGCGCGTTTGCCAGAAGTCACGCTTACTATTAAACGTCTCAAAAAAATACCCGCTGTTGCGCCGTGGGTTGCTAAACGCAAACCAGTACCTGTCTAAGATGTTCTCTGTAAAGAAGCCAGCCCCCACCGCCCAGATCGCGTCGGCGATACCAGACGCCTCGTCAAAGATCAACATCATCCCGTCGTGGTTGTGTACACCCGCGTAGGCGTCTGGGTTCTCTTCGCTCCACAGCTTGCCCTCTGCTGCCCAGTAGCGCGTCCCTTTCTTTAAGTCGCGCTCGACCAGTTCGGTCAGCCACTGCGCCGGTACGATCTTAGTCGCGCTGATCTCCCACCAATGGCTGTTGATAATCATCGCTTGCCACTTGGTCAACTCACCCCAAGTGACCGACCTTAACTGCGCCTCGCTGTTCGCACTAACAATAACCGTCGAGCCAATCCGCGTGGACAGCATCCACAGGATCAGCCAACTAACTAACGCCGACTTACCAATACCCCGTCCGCTGGACACCGCCTCTCGCAGCGTGTCCATGTTGACTTTACCCTCATTGACTTTGATGTGCTTGGTAATGTCACGCAGTATCTCGCGCTGCCACTTGCGCGGGCCGCTGAACTTAGCTAACGGTGTGTTGGGCTGGCCCCAAGGAAACGCGAACAGTACAAACGCTTCAGGATCGTTCGCTATTGCGGGTGACCACAACCGCGTCATCAATGTCTGCTCTTCGGCTGATGTATAGATCGTTTTTTGCATTCTCTAGCACTCTGGTTTGCGCGGCTTCTAGCGCCTGTGTGATGCTGATCCGCTGATACACATCAACGCTGACTTCCTGCTTGGCCGTCCACTCGTGCCGGTGGCGCAGGATCTCTAACGCGGCCTTGGCGTCGCCACCTAACGCCGCGCTATTGAGAACCTGCGAGATTTCTCTTTCATTGTCAGCGCGGCCTTTTTGTTCTGCCATTTCCGCTAACGGATCTAGCTGACACAGTTGCCGATACTCAGCGGGCAGCATACCAGCCGCCAGCGCCAGCGAGTCACCCTTCAGACCTAACTTTGCCGCGTCATAGATGGACTGAAGACGCGCCTCTGTTGCCTGAACATTTCTGACAGTTAGTGGCAAAGATTTGAACATGGCTGAAGTGTAACAAAAAAAATTTAAAAAATGTTTGTGGGGGGTGCGTTTACGTAACTGGCCCGGCCGTCGGCCCTACCCGGCCCCCCTCGTGTACCCGGCCGTTTGCCGTGTCCACAATGGCCGGTGCGGCCCCATGCCATGCGCGGGCGGGCGGGCGGGCGGGCGGGCGGGCGGGTTGTACCCGCTTGTTTGCCATGGGTACAAAGTCGGTTTGCCGTGTACCCACGTGTACCCGCATGTGAGCGGGTTAAAAAACCGTTATAGAGTGGAGTGGCATGTACCCGCTTGTTTGCCGCTCACAATAATCGTTCTATTTTTTAGTGTGTGAGCGTGTACCCACATGTGAGCGGTTTTTGACCGGGTAAAAAATTCGCGCTGGGAAAATGCGCGCGGATTTCGTGGCCGTCGTCCGCCAAAATCCCCTATATATAAAATTCAACTTTTTTCAAAAGTAGACTAGTTAACATCCGGGTACAGCCCGCAAACCCGCGCCAATCCTAGCGAAAGTGTAGACACTCGCACGCCAAAAAACGCTCACAAAACGCTCACAAAGTGTCCACACTTACAAAGTGTGTGAAACTTGTTGACACTCCTGAACGATTCGAAATATCCTATCGTTACCGGGTCAGTTTCGATCCATATTTTAGAACGAGGTGAGATGATGGAATACGGCGAGATCACACACTCCTATCTGCGCGCGGGTAAGTTCGACAGCAAGGGCCGCGAGATTGGCTACGCGGTAGTGTTCCGCGACAATGGGTCAGACTTCCGATGCTACGTTCAGAACACACGGCGCGTAGGTGGCGAATGGGTCGAGTTCGGCGCGCCACAGCGCAGCCGTTCGTTCGACTCGCAAGCCGCCGCGACGACTTGGGGTTACGCTACCGCGCACGAACGGATCGCCAAACTTAACTAAAATTTCAGCTAATGCGCCCGACGCGGGCGCATTGGCGGGCGTTTTGTCCGATCACACTTCACTACACTACGGAGAACCTATGATCCACTTCGTCGCAAAATCGAGCAACACGAAAACCGGACCGATCCCGATCACGTACAGTGCGCGCGATACTTGCCCGCCGTCATGCGGGCAGAAAGAGTCTTGTTACGCTGACGCGGGATTTCACACCCGCCTAAATTGGGACAAGGTCCCATTGCGTGGCAAGGATGTCGCCACGGTCGCGGACAAAATCCGCGCATTGAAGCCCGCGACACTTTGGAGGTTCAACGTCGCGGGCGATCTTCCGGGCATTGGTGAGGATATTGACGGTCCCGCGTTCGCGCAGCTAATCGAAGCGAATCGCGGCCGTCGCGGGTTCACGTACACGCATAAACACTCGGACCGTGCGATTAAATTCGCGCGTTACGCAACCAAACGCGGGTTTACGGTCAATCTATCGGCCGATGACGCGGGCCATGCTGACAAGCTTGCGGAGACGGGTTTACCCGTCGCTGTCGTTGTCCCTTTGGGGACCCCGGAGCGTACCACCACCCCAGCGGGCCGCGCGATCGTCGTTTGTCCCGCTCAGACTCGCGACGACGTTACGTGCTACACGTGCGGACTATGCGCCCGCGCGAATCGTAAGGTAATCGTCGGATTCCTCGCGCACGGTACGCGCGCTAAAACGGCCGATGCAATCGCGCGTCGTGTCATTCCACTTGTTAAGGTTTAATTATGAAAATTCACCCAACATACTCGGCCGATCAATTTGCCCGCGACCTAGCAGAACCCTACGCTTGGCCGGGCGGATACCCGCGCTATTTCATATGCTCTGACGGTGCGGCCCTGTCCTACGCGGCCGCAAAAGAGCAAACTTGGCAAATCCGCCATTCCATCCGTACTAACGATCCGTCTAGCGGGTGGCGCGTCGTGGGTTGCGAGATCAATTGGGAAGATGCGGACCTGTATTGTGATCATACGGGCGCGCGCATTGAATCCGCATATGGGGATGACAAATGAAAATCGAAACCTACGCAACGGCCGCGTTGATCGGCTGGGTTATTGTGACCAGCGTTATCCTATGCGACGCAATCGTCGCGGCCCTATGTCGTTAACTCAGGAGATGAAAATGTTATTCAACGTATGGGCGGACGGTCAACACAGCAAGACTACGATAATTGCTGACAGTATTGACGAAGCACTCGACATTTTTTGCGCGCGCCATGGGTTTGTCGACCACGCGGATTATTGTCAATATAAGGGTTTGGAAGAATCAGACCTGAACATCGAATGTCGTTAGTTATTGCGGCCGTTTTGGCCGCGATCCTAGTGATCATCCTAGACTTATAAGAGCGGCCCGAAAGGGCCGTTTCTCATTGCCCCAACTGATAGTCGGGCTCGACCATCCGACGTAACGTCGACGCGCCCACGGCCGCTAAATCGGGCGCGCAGTACACGTGACGCTTAGACTCTAACCCGCGCGCGGCAACGCGGCCGCAATCGATCCAACCCGCCTCTTTGATCGCCTGTAGTAATGCTTGTTGATACAGTTTCAACCCGGCCGGGGCCGATCGCGCCAGATCGTCTAGCACGGCCTGTAATGGGGCCGCGATCACACCACGGGTAAACACACCCTTACGCGCGCGCATAAGCTCCAGAATGTAAGACTCGGCCCCCGATAGGCTGTTCTCGGTCATAGTTTGCTTGAATTCGGTCATAGGTGGAGCGGCCCCAGGATTGAACCGCGACACGTCGCGAGCGTGCAACCAGGCCGCCACGGCCGCGCGGCCACCCGTCCTAAGCCACTGCCAGATTGCGGCCCCGTCTGCATCGCTCATGCGCCCGACGTGCGACCATATGCAAAACCAGCGCCGATCTTGCGCGCTAATCGATATAGGCAACAGGTCATTCGAAAACGCCAGCACGAAACCCCGGTTTGCCATCATATAGGGGTGGAGTCCCTTTCGATTCACGGCCAGCACCTCGGGCGGGGCCGCAATGATGGGCTTCAACTTATTGGCTAGGACGCGCCTATCGGCCGCAAGCGCCTCTTTTAGCTCGTTGATCACTAGAATCTCAGACTCTAGTTGATAGCCCCATTGGGACGTCAGCGATTCATTGTCGACCAACCCCAGATTATGCTTATTGTCTCCGCAGACGGCCCAGATGAACGGGTCGTACATCGTATCCTTACCCGACCCCTCATCCGACGCGTGAAGGATCGCATGGTTGATCTTAACGCGCGGGTTCTGCACCTTATAAGCCATAACGTCCCATATATGGTCGAGTTCCGACTGTACCGGGACCAACTTGCGGCAATGGTCAATCCACGCCTGTATAGGCCCCGCTATAGGCGTCGGGCGCGCGTCGACCCAACGATTCGCATAGGGTAGATTGTCCCGCACGGCCAGAACCGACTCACCCGCAGCATAGGTCAAGCCCGCGAGGATATGCCCGCCCGCGGCCGTTCGGTTCTCGTCGAACCAAAGCGACGGGTTGATAATGCGCGCCTTGCCGCCGTTATTGTGCAGCGAGTGGCACATGATCCCGCGATAAGTCGCGTCGAACGCCCGCCGCGATATAAGCACACGATCCACTAGGTCGAAGTAGGCGTCATCCGACTGAACATAAGCGAAACGCTTAAACCAGTCGGCCCGCTCGACCCTCGCCCGTTCGCGCGCCTCAACCTGGGCGATCACGGCCTTAGCGTCATCTGTAAACATCTCCGTAGGCGTTAGCTTAGACAACGCCCCTCCCATGACCGACGCAAGCAACTCATCACGTAAGCCATAGGTCCGCTTAGGACCGCCCTCTTGCTCAACCCACGCTAGAAACCGCGCGGAGTCCCATTCGATGCAATGCGAGTGAAGACAACAATAGGCCCGCGAAGAGGGCATATAGCGGCCTTCTGGATTGCCGTCTGAGTGTTCCGCACTATTAGGGCAGATCACGCCCCACCAGCCCGCAGAGTTGCCTTTTTGTGTGACTTCCTTGCGTTCGACAAGCCACGCCAGCACATCATCCGACCCGTCATCCTTTAGGACGCCGGGACGGAATGTCGTAGTCTCAACGGGGCCGGAAACGACCGATAGAGCGCCGCAGATCTCTTCAAGACTAAACTCGCGCGACGGGTTGAACTCGACCAAACGCGCAGCGAAGCGGTTACGTCCGGGCTTTAGATTGATAGACCCCGGAATGCGTATATTGCGGACCGGGTTGATAGCGCCGGGGTCCGTATAGCCCGCCGCTGCTATCGCCTTGATCGCCGCGCTATAGACCGACTTGTGGGGTTGATCGTCTAGCCGGAATACGTAACACCACTGAAAGTTGTCCTTCGACGTTTCAATGATCCACGTAGGTCTGATCGTTGGCGTCTTAGACTTCGTACCGACGTCATCTAGAACCAAGCACCATACGTTCTCGCAGAACGCAGCACCAGCGGATACTCGCTGGCCGTCGAAGCGCGACTCGATGAAGCTGCCGATATTGACGTACCACGCACCCTCGCCGCGCGGTTTGCGAAACGCAGGATAAGCGTAACCACCCTCGCGCTCGACTTGTTTAGTGAATAGTACAACTTCACCCTCTGGCGCGAGGGCTATGATATGATCCACCAGTTCCATGTGCTCTTCTCCTGTGTTGAAGCCCGCCCTTCCCGGCGGGCTTTTTTTTGTACGGCTATTTGCCGTACCGAAACATTTGCTTAACTTCTGCCTTTAGGGGCAAACCTGCCGCCCACGGCGGTGACGTGCACATCACGCGGCGCAGTAGGTCGGGGTCTCCGTCCTCAAGGACGATCTCGTCGTGTACGTGGAGCACTACGTTATCTAGCTGACGTAGCGCGTGGCGCAGGACATCATTAGCGACTGCTTGGGTGATGTTCTCGCAAGCCAAGCCCTTCCATAGACGCGCGCGGGGCCATTCTTTAGCGTCAGCGGCGGGCTTCCAAGCGGCTTTACAGTATGAAATGCCATCGTCTTCCAATTTGGCGAACGGGTAGCATAAAACTCTGCCCGAAGGAAGAATGTACCAGAGATGCTGCCGGTCGAACAGATAAGTCACACGCCCTGCGCTGAACTCGGCATTAGGCGTGTGCATAGCCGACGTATAGGCCCGCTCAAGCTCTGACCAGAACCGCACGGCCCATTGGTTAGACCGCCGCCACGCGTCAACCATGCGCTTGGCGTCGGCTTCGGGTAAGTGAATGCCATAGGCCCGACCCATAGCCGCGAACGCGCCTACGCCTCCGGCGTAGCCGCACGATAGCTCTTGAACCTTGCCGATCTGACGCTGATCGTCGGTCACCTGATCAACCGAGCACCCGAACGTAGCGGCGGCGTTGATCTTGTAGATGTCTTGGTCGAACTGCTTGAGCTTCTCCTCGCCCATGCCAGACAGCCACGGGTTGACGCGCGCCTCGATAGCTGACCAGTCTGCGACTACGAAATTACCAACGAGCGCGGGTCTAAGCATACCCTTGAGCACATCTGTAACTCTTCGTCCGTGAAGAGGGACAATTGCTCGACCGCACACCATGTCGTCTCTAATGGCAGCGGGATCTTTGGCGGTCTTGCGGGTGAAATTGTGGACCTGTGCTCCGTAAGAAGAGGCTCGCCCCGTCGCAGATCCGCCAGCAAAAACAAATGCGCCTCGTACTCGGTCATCTTCGACATCTGCTAACTCCTGTAAACGCTTGAACTTCGCAATCGAGGACGCCCATAGATCGTCCGCACATTGCACAACTTCACGCACGTCTGGGTCTAGGTCATCACACGCTAATAGATTAGCGCGAACGGCCTTGTCGATGCTGTACTTCTCACCGACCCACATGAGCTTCTTCTGCTCGTCGGTCACCCGCGCCAGCACCCACTCGCGCATACGTGGCGAGCGCACAGCTAGACCGCCGGTGATCTCGGTTACGATACTTTGTATCTCAGCTAATTCGGCGTCAGCGTAGCGAATAGCGGCCTTGCATAGCGCAACGTCCACCTTCACGCCTCGGTCGTTGATGCGCTCGTTGACGTGGTAGTCGAGCAGTTCCTCATCCGATAGCTGACGCAGGGCGAGGCTTACGGCGCGCATAGCGCGCACGTCCTGTTCGCAATACTCAATCAGTTCGGGGATTAGTTTGTCGTTATACGGCGGCACGCAGCACTGCCGCACAAGGTAATCGCCCCGGCGGTCCTTCTTCATATCCGCGCCCGCGAAGCGGCCAACGTCCTCAAGCGACCCCGGCGCGCAGTTGGCGCGGGCTTGTGTTGCGGTGCAATAAAACTGCTCAAGATCGAAGTTGATCTGAAGCACGTACCAGAAGATCAGACGCTCAAACGCGGCGTTGTGCGCTCTTATCTGACCTTTATGATTTAACACATCAGACGGAAATGTTAAATCTGGCGTCCAAGTTTTAACAGGTCCATCGTCAAAAGCGTAGGACATACAGATGACATCCGTCCTTAAGTCCTGCGCGTAATTGTAGACCCCGGCGACCCGAAGGTCGCAGGGGCTACGGGTTTCCATGTCAACCCAAAGGATCACTTAC